CATCTGCAGGACCAGGAAGAGATCCAAACAACCCAAGTACAATCGGTACAACTTTTGAAATAGTTTTCATTGATGAATTCACTGGAACAATTTCAACTGATGGAACTGACAAGTTTGTGGGTGCAGTTATGATAGGTGTTGATGATGGATCGAAAAAAGCTTTCGTACCTACAGCAGCAAACGATATCGTAAACCTAAACGGAGAAGCTGGAGCTGGTAACGCTACTAAAGGTGGCTTAATCGGATCTAGAATCAAGTTTACTGCAACTGCAGAAAACACTTACATGGTTGAAGGTTTGTTAATTGGTGACGGAACAATCGTTACACCTTTTAGTGGATCGTAATAAATAATTAGATGTGGGCCTTCGGGCCCGCATAAAATTTTAAGGAGAAAATATAAATGACAACATTTGGATCATCAATTGATGGAGTGGCGACTAACGTAACTACTGAAACTAAAACTGTTCAGTCTGGAAGAACTAGAGTATATGGAGTTCATGTATCTGGTCCTAACGTAGCTGGAGTTTTAGAGCTTAAAGATGGTGGAACAGGTGGAACATCAAAAGTAAAATTAAATAAGGCTGCTCATGTTCATGACATGACAATTAATTTTCCTGTACCAATTTTATTTAAAACAGATGTTTACTCTGCATTCACTACCGAACAGATTACAGCTATAACTGTTTTCCATAGCGGCGGAAGCAACGCGTAGGAGGTTTAAGTGGCTTTCTCAGGCACAACTACATTCGAGAAATTTCTCTCGATCGATGATATTATAACTGAATCTTTTGAAAGATTAGGATTTTTTGATTATTCAGGTAATGATTTAAGATCTGCTAGACGTTCTTTAAATATAATGTTTCAAGAATGGGATAATAGAGGTTTGCATTTTTGGGAAGTAGCTAGAACAGCGATATCATTAAATGCTAATCAAAACGAATATACGATTTTTAGATCTCCGTCGGATGGAAATGCCGATGGAATAGATACAACTTTAACGTCTGGTATTTTATCTACAGCCACTACAATTCCTGTTGCATCAACTAAAAATATGAATGCTGCTGGAAAGATTAGAATTAACTCTGAAGTTATATCCTACACATCTATTTCTGGAAATAATATTATTTGTCCAGCTTCTGGACGTGGAGCAGATGGTACAACAGCTGCAGCTCATAGTAATGGAGATGCCGTTGTAAATTTTGTTGATATGGTTTCAGATATTTTAGAAGCAAGTTTTAGAAACACAAGTGATGTAGATACACCTCTTTCAAAAATTAACAGATCACAATATCAAGCTTTTTCAAATAAAACTTCAACAGGTCAACCATCACAATATTTTGTTCAAAGATTTATAGATAAAGTTACAATAACTTTATATTTAACACCTGGTTCTAGTCAAGCCAGTGATTTTATTTATTTTTATTATGTTAAAAGAATTCAAGATGCAGGAGATTACACTAACGAAGCAGATGTAGTTAATAGATTTGTACCTTGTATGTGTGCAGGTTTAGCTTATTACATGGCTATGAAAAGAGCTCCACAAAGAATACAAGAAATGAAATTAATTTATGAAGACGAATTGCAAAGAGCTTTACAAGAAGATGGTTCTCCAGCAAGCGTTTACATTTCACCTAAAACTTATTATCCGGAGATATAATGGCTAAAAAAAATATGTATGGTGGGGATCTTAGATACATCGAAGACGATGGAAAAGAATATGGTATCTCTAAAAGAGAATTAGGTTTAAAAAGTTCTAAGGGAGAAAAAGATGCAGCTAAAGCTTTAAAGAGAATGAAAAACCACACATTTATATATCCCGATAAAATTTTAAGAGAAAAAAAATCTAAGGGTGGTTTAATAAAAGGTAAACCTAAACTTGCTAAGAGAGGTTGGAAATAATGGCAAAGTATGCAAAAGGAAAATACGCACTAGCGATTTCAGATAGGAGTGGTCAAGCATTTCCTTGGAGACAGATGGTAACAGAATGGAATGGTGCATTTGTACATACATCAGAGTATGAACGTAAACAACCACAGTTAGAACCAAAACCATTTGTAGCAGACCCACAAGGTTTAGAACAAGCAAGACCTCAGAACTTTCCATTAAATCAAATTGGTGGTGGTAATATGGTAGCTAGTTTAGTTTTACCTGGTGACTTTGCATTTCAAACTGTTAGTAATGGTAGTATGGTTCCTGATGATCCAGGAGTGATTAATGGTAAACGACAAGCTGTAGCAAGATTAGGGAGTGTAACAATTAATATATCATGACGTACGCTGAATTAGTTCAAAAAATTAGAGATTATACAGAAGTGTCTAGTACAGTTTTAACAGATACTATTGTTAATGGGTTTATAGAAAACGCAGAATTTAGACTTTTAAGAGATGTTGATTCTGATAATAATAGAAGATACGCAACAGCTAGTTTAGTTCTTAATACTAGATTTATTGAAACTCCAGATAATACTTTAGTAATTAGATCGGCTCAAATAGTGGATTCAGATGGAACAGCATCTGCAGACAACCGAGATTTTCTACAATGGAGAGACACAAGTTTTATGTCAGAATTCAATCCTAAAGGAAGCACAGGGGTTCCAAAATACTATAGCTGGTGGGACAAAAATCATTTGGTATTTGCTCCTACACCTGATGCTACTTACACAATTCAGTTAAATTATATCTTGAAAGATCCAGGATTATCGGCTACAAATACAACTACATACATAAGTTTGAATTTTCCCAACGGACTTTTGTTTGCATGCCTAGTAGAAGCTTATGGCTTCCTAAAAGGCCCACAAGACCTCTTGCAATTATATGAACAAAAGTATAAACAGGTGGTTGAAGGATTTGCAATTGAGCAAATGGGAAGAAGAAGACGAGATGAATATCAATCAGGTGTTCCTCGAGTCGGAAAATAAGTTAAGGAGAAAAAACTATGGCAATAACACAAGCAATTTGTAATTCATTTAAAAAACAGCTTTTAGAAGCTGACATGAATTTCAAACAAACTGGTGGTGACAAGTTCAAGTTAGCTCTTTATATCTCTACTGCAACATTAAACTCATCAACTACAGCATACCCTGGAGACAGCACTGGTGGTCAAGTTGGAAACACTGGTCAGTACACGCAAGGTGGTGGACTACTTGTTAACAACGGAACATCAATTTCAGCGGGTGTAGCAAGATGTGACTTCGCGGATAGATCATTCACTGGAGTAACGTTAACAGCTAGAGGTGCTTTAATTTACAATACATCTTCTGATACAACTAATGCATCAGTTTGTGTTTTAGATTTTGGAGCAGATAAAACAGCTACTTCTGGAACGTTTACTATTCAGTTTCCAGCGCCAACATCAACAGCAGCGATTCTAAGGATCTCTGGTTAATCGTAGGAGGTAACCTCCTATGGCAAATAAAACTTACACGGTCACCGTCGCAAGTGGAAACTTGTATGGTGGCGGCACAGGTAATGTATTTTATTTAGACGGAGTTAGAAATTCAACAGGACCCGGCACAGTTAGTTGGGTTGCTGATTCTACTTTACGTTTTGATCAAAGCGCGGCTTCCAATAATAACCATCCCTTAATATTTTCTACTACCACTAGTAAAGATCAATATCTAACTTCTGGTGTAACTTATTATTTAGACGGTGCTGTCACTTATTCACAATACACAAACACCACTACATTTAATGCAGCTACAACTCGTTATGTAGAAGTAACTCCATCTTCGTTTACAGATTTTTATTATTTATGTTATGTCCATGGCATCGGTATGGGTGGTATCATGGATATGGTTGTCAATTCATGGGGAGCTCATTCTTGGAATCAAGGAGCTTGGAATCAAAACCAAGATTTAACAATTAGAGTATCTAATCCTAACAATGTTGCTTGGGGTGCTAATGTATGGGGCTTTGGTGAGTGGAATAATGGTGAAGCTCTTTCAATGTCACTTAACAATAGTGGTATAACAATTACAAATGAAGTAAATGTTGGATGGAGTTCTGATGCCTGGGGTATAGAAACTTGGGGCGAATCAGGAAACCTACACGCAGTAACTGGTCTTGCACTAACAATGGCCGAAGGATTGGGTGGTTCAACAATTAATGGTAACTCAGATGTAATACCTCCAGGCAATGCATTAACTATGTCTGCTCCAGCAACTGTTGAAGCCTTTGCTTCTTTTGTTGCAGAACCAAGTGGTATTCCAATGGTTGCTCAATTAAACTTTAACCCTGCTTTTGCTCAGCCTACAGGTTTTGCAATGTCAGCTTCTTTAGGAAGCGTAGATGCAGATAATATTACTAAAGCAGAAATAACATCTAAAATACCTGGATACTGGGGATATAAATCTTCTTGGGGCACATTAGCTTGGGGTAATGGTCAAACTGAATTACTTGCAATGGCTATGTCTGAAAACTTCTCAGGTGTAGATCCAGAACCTGATGCAGAGGCTACTGGTCAACAAATGTCAATGAGTCTAGCTCAGCCAGGTCAAAATAATTTTGATATTATTGGAGATGCAAATACTGGAGCTGGTGATACTACCATGGCTTGGGGTGATGCTACATGGGGTAATTCTAGATGGAACAATGGATCATTTATAGCTGACCCTAATTATGGTCAAACAATGACTATGTCTTTAGGAACAGCTTCAGGAGAACTTTTAACTCCTGTGGATGTTACAGGACTTGCATTAACAGCTGCTTTAAATTCAGTAGCTGATGTAATTACAGAATGTAATGTATTTCCTCCTGGAAATGCCTTGACAATGGCCTTAGGTACAGGTACAAATACCTTAATTTGGAATGCAGTCGATACAGGTTCAGCGCCAACGACACCTCCAGGATGGAAGGAAGTTCCTACAAATGCTGCCTAAAATAAGTGTTTGACACTATTTAAAATAATTTATAATATACAAGAATTGGAGATAAAAAATGGCGAACTCTACATCGGCTAGTTTAAAACTTACAGTACAAGCAACTGGAGAAAATTCAGGAACTTGGGGACAAATTACAAATACAAACTTATTAATCTTAGAACAAGCAATTGGTGGATTCCAGTCAGTTGCTATTACTACAGGTGCAACTTTAACATTTTCTAATGGTGCACTTTCAAATGGAAAAAATGCAGTATTAAAATTAGTTGGAACAATTGGAGGAGCTGTTAACGTAGTTGTTCCTGATTCTATTGAAAAGACTTTTATAATTGATAACGCAACTACTGGTGCTCACACAGTAACTGTTAAAACTTCATCCGGAAGTGGAGTAACTTTTGCAGCAGCTGACAAAGGCACTAAGATGGTTTATTCAGATGGAACAAATATCGTTGATACAGCGTTTACAGATTTATCATCAGACTTCTCACCACAACTTTCTGCAGATTTAGATTGTAATGGTCAAGATATTATTATGGATAGTTCAAACTCTATTCAAGATGATTCAAATAACGAATACATTAAGGTAGCAAAAACTGGATCAGCAGTTAATGAATTTACAGTTACTAACGCAGCAACTGGTAATGCTCCTAATTTATCTGCGACTGGTGACGATACAAATATAGATTTAAATTTAACACCTAAAGGTTATGGAAGAGCAACTTTTAATGGCCAAGGTAAAATTGAAAGTGTTGCAGAAAAAGTTACAACAGCAGCTACAGCAGCCACAGGAACAGTCAATTACGATGTTCTTACACAAGCAGTTTTGAATTTTACAACAAACGCAGCAGCTAACTGGACACTAAATATTAGAGGAGATGGATCAAACACTCTTGACAATATAATGGATACAGGTGAATCAATAACTATTGCACACATTGTAAAACAAGGTTCAACACCATATTACAATTCAGCAGTTCAAATTGATGGATCGTCAGTAACTCCTGAGTACCAAGGTGGATCTGCGCCAACATCTGGTAATGCAAGTTCATTAGACGTTTATTCATATACTATTATCAAAACTGGTTCAGCTACATTCACAGTGTTAGCTTCTCAATCACAGTTTGCGTAATAAATTAGGAGGAGAAAGATTATGCCACTACTAGGAAGTTTCGGAGCATCAGCAGCAAGAGGATTTGGACTTACAGCTATAAGCAAAAATAAAATCCAATTTGGTTATCTAATTATTGCTGGCGGAGGAGCTGGTGGAGACAACTACGGCGGCGGCGGAGGCGGCGGAGGAATGAGAGAATTCTCAATACCCCAAGGTCAAGAAGTCGAAACAGGAACTTACA